CACGCTTATGGGCAGCTTTGTCTCTATCAGACTGGGCTTTACGCTCCTTTTCACTAACCGCACGAGAAGACATTTTAGATAACAAAATACTTTTATTACGCTTTGCTTGCAATTGCAATACATCTTGTTGAGTACGATTATTACGCCGTCCCAACAAATTCAAAACCGGCTGGGCACCACTTACGTCTGGAACCGGTTTTGACTGAGGTACTGGACAAAATTGCATCAATTTCTCTATAACACCATTAACAGAACAATCAGAATCACTCTCATAACCACAATACAAATTCATTATGGCTTGATCTGATATAAACAAATTACGTATCTCTTTTACATCAATATCACGGATCGTGCCAACAAGCACATCATCATACTCTTGTATCAAATAAAGTATAAAATTACGTAAAACCGATCTACACTCCAAATTCCAAAAACTAGCGAGCCGCAACGCTGTAGCGCGCAAAAAATGCCACCTAACATCATCAACCTTCGATCCCCACATCATCGATGAAAGAATACGATCAGTATCAGGAACAGGCATATACATTTGCACATCATTCTGCCAACGTATATTTTGCGATAAGAAAGCACACTCACCAATTGGACGTGGGTCCAGCGAAGGTGTCTTGGTCACAACACCAATAGCACTCCATATACGTATTCTATCTGCAGTAGTAAACCATGCAAGGCACTCTTTAGACATACTATTGGTATTATCGTCACCATACAATAAACACATAATTAAAGCATCGCACTCCGCCATATAAGGCTTCTTCAAAATACCTGTTTCAATAGACATTTCCTTACAACGAACGACATAAGCATAATAAACCAACCATCGCAAAATAATGGTGTTATCAACAACAGTATTTGGACCACCAGAACAAATACTACCATCTTTAATAAAAAGCTCACCATTAGGCAATATACACAATGACTTAGAGCCATGATGATAAAAACGCTTCAATGCCAAAACCTGATCCTTAGTAATAAAATCGGGATCATAACAAGCCAATCTTATCTTCAAAGGGACTTGTAACATAAGTGGAACACAAGA